CGAGGGACAACATCGATGCATCAATCAAGGCCGCAGCTGACGCAACTGCGCGTCTGAACGGAGAGAACAATGAGTGAAATTCACGAAGACCTGGAAGACATCGTCAACCAGGCAGCACACAAGCTGGCCATTACTACTCACCTCGAAGGACTACTCGGCTTGCCAGAAGGCAGCCTTGTCTTCGAGCTTGAAGGCCCACTCGATACTATCGAGGGGGATCCTCTATCGCACATGCATCGTGCAATACATGAGGTCGAAGATGCTCTCACTGCATTCATGACTATGGAGGAAGCGATCGAGCATTATAAGAAAGGCGAACAACAGGTTCACGTCAGAGGCCCCAATGTAAACGATGCAATGCTTGAGCTGCTGCCGCCTGAACTCCGCCACATCATCAAGGATGCAATGGAAGAAGTCAGCCGAGAGATCAAGCGATCAGAAGAGGAGGGCAAGTAATGCTTGCTGTTAAGAAGACCAGGCCATCGGCCATACAGAACACCAAGTGCTACGGCTGTGGCCGTGCTGCTCTTGGCTTTGCACAGCGTGGCCTTGGCCAGCATGTGCCTAGCTGTGGCAGCTGCGGTGTCATGTTCACTGCGTCACCGCGATACATCGCAACGAGGCAGTCATGACACATGCAGCGTTCATTGCCACTGACGTGGAGACTACAGGCGTACGCATGTGGGGCCCAAATGCAGACAAGCTATTGCAGGTCTGCATGATTGCAGTGGATGAGGATCTTAATCCCGTCGACGACGGCATCAATGTCATCATCAAGCCCTTCGATATCGACGGTGCGTACCACTTGGCTGTGCCATTTGTACAGGAGATGCACACTGCAACAGGGCTGTGGGCCCAGCTCGAGCAGGGGTACACCATGCCGCAGGCTGCACGTGTGATCGGCAAGTACCTTGACGGTCACACGAACGAAGAAACAAAGGGGCTGCCACAGTATCAACGCGAGCTGAAGATGCTCGGCTCATCAGTGAAGATGGACTACAACTTCATTGAGAAGTTCATGCCCTCAGTCATGCAACACCTGAGCTATCAGGTGATCGACGTGTCTTCGATAGCAATCCTATCTCGCAAGTGGATGGGGTTGCCTCGCTTTAAGAAGATGAGTACGCACGCACCGGAAGACGACATCAACGAAACGTTGATGGAGTTGCGGTGGCTCAGAGAGCAGGGGGTATTCAGGCTATGAGATTTCATCTCATTCGTATAAAAGACAACAAGGTACTTGCTCAGTCTGACGACAGGAAGTACATGAAGATCCTCGCGTGGACAGCACATAGTGCCAAGATCCACAAAGACGAGGATACCGATGCATCTGGTGAGTATCACATTCGTGACACCACCAAGAAAGTATTGAAGCACGAGTATCGGCATGGTCCAAAAGACCTGCCGTACACCTGTGCCCTGTGTGGCAACACTCGACTGAGTGTTGACCACCACAGAGAATAACTGTTCCGGTCGCACCGGGACGGCGACCGTAACTCACGGTCGCCCTCATGAGAAATAAGGAGAAGAGAATGGCAAAGGCCAACGCAGTAGAGAAGACACAGTCCACCCGTATTGAACGGCTGCAGCTACAGATCGAAAAAGAACAGGCAAAGCAGGATGCTCTCTCTTGGAAGAAGAACGAGAAGCGAGTCGCACAGCTCAACCTCAAAGAGATTGAGATGGACAAAGCTGAATCCGCATTCGCACGTGCACAGGCACGCTTCGAGAAGGCAGCCGATGCTGTATCCGAAGCGAAGTCTGAGCTCGGTCAGCAGCAGGGCTTCACAACCACGCCAGACGAGGTGTAGCTATGGATGCCTCAACTGCTATAGCTGAGGTGTCCTCTGATCTCGCAGGGCTGCCGGTGTTTCTCGCCGGCAGCCTTGTGGCAGAGGAAGCCTACGGCTTGTCTAATGCTCACGATGATGCGGATGTGTTCTGTTCTACAGAGCCATCGCTGTTCGTGTCAGTGACCACACTACTATCGAAGGGCTACACCTTTGGTGAGCGCTTCGAACGAGTGTGGTATCGGTGGATCCGTTACGGATTCAAGAAGTGGCACACCAACAGCATCAAGCTCACATCCCCCTCAGGGATTGAGGTCAACATGGTGTTCAAGTTACAAGACGGACACCCGACTACGTCGTTGTCTCAAGTGCTGGAGTCGTTTGACTTCGGCCTTCTTGGGGTGGGGTACGATCTGGAGACAGGTACGTACAGAGACCAGCGTAGCTTCCTGTTCCCTCACTTGGACATCAACGGGCCATTGCCCCTGATGTTCAACAAGCGGGTAAACTGGAAGAAAGGAATGTTCAGCCAGTACAACGGGCTACGTGAGATGGGTCGCTACGCAAAGTACACCCAGTATGGCTACGACATGTCAGCTGTAAAGGGCGACCTGCTCGAGGGCTACTGGAATGGTGCAGCGTATGCTCACTCAACAGGTGACGAGGAGAAAGGTAAGCTCGGCACCATCTACGAGACCGCGGCGCTACTCATCGAAGACGATGAGATCGACACGCTCTTGGTGCACAGCAAGGAGATACTCTACATGGATAGTTTAGATGAAATCATGGAGGCTCTCGAATGAGCAACTACTACGTGGATGGTATCTGTGAGTACAGCGAGGCCGACTGATGGACCCCAACGATGCACAAGAGCAAGTGCGGGTACTCATCAAGTGCGTGGACTGTGACTTCGACATCATGGCCTGCATGTGCACATGCTGCACGTGTGGGTACTGTGTTGACAATGCTTGTGCTTGCCTCTCAAGAGAAGAGCACGAAGAGAAAGCGACTGTCACCACCAACAAGGTGGAAGACAAACAAGACGATGACACCCTCATCAAAGAGGATGGCTTCTTAAACTTGGGCGCTCTCATCAGAGACGCTCAGGCGTCTGGGTTGATCACTCAGGCGGTCGAGTACCAGTAGATCTACAACATGAGCAATAGCTCAGGAAGAGAGAACAGTATGTCTAGCTTCACCAGTAAGGATCTTGCATCGGAACGAGCCCTCATTACGGGCACGGACGATGCAGGCGTAGCACGTAAGACCATCATCTCAACTCTCGAGTTCAGCCAGCGTAAGCACCTTCGTGCTCACGAGGCTGCAACTGATACGTTCGATGAGGCCGTCACCGCATTCTGGGCTCCGATCACGGCAGCCACTGAAGCGGTAAACAAGACGGTTAAGGAGGTACGAGACCCGGCGTTCTTCGACGTGACTCAGGAAGCAGAGCAGGGCGTCATCGGACAGGTTGAGGTACTTAACAAGCTCAGCTTGGATACGGTGATCCTCAATATGATAGAGGCCGGTAATACCGACCGTCTTATCTGGATCGACGACACCATTGAGGTGCTCGCGTACGAGGCCCCCAAGGTGGCAGAGTTCAAGCAGCCTGAGCTGGGTGACATGCCTGAGTCTCAGACTGAAACGACGGGCTACTCGCCCGAGCCGGCTTAGTCGAGTAGACGTAGATGCTTGACAAATTGCTCAAGCTCTACGTCGCATCCATGAGTGTGCCTGGAGGGGTGAGGTCTCCAATGCCTCACCTCTTCGGGCCACCCGGATGTGGCAAGAGCTCAGCCATTGACGACTTAGCAAAGCTAGTTGACAAGCAGGTGCACGTTATCAACGTGTCGCGCATTAGCCCTCTCGAAATCGAGGGGGTGCAAATGCCGATCGAAGACAACACCAAGTTACACATGCTTACGGCTACGTTCTGGACTCAGCTTAAAGAGGGAGACATTCTCCTGATGGATGAGTTCTTGCGTGGGTTCCCGGAGGTGTACAACGGGTTGCTAGATATCTTCACGTCGAGGCGCGTAGGAAACTACGTGCTTCCAAACGTGTTCATCATTGGTGCTTCGAATTCCACTGCTACGTACGACGCAGCATTGGAAGACAGGCTATTACATCTGCCTGTGCCTGACATCCGTAAGGGTAAGGCCGGCAGTATCAGGATAGCAAAGCGCATTGTAGACACGCTTGGGTTGTACCCAGGCATAGTCAATCAACTGGAGATGACGGAGATGATTCATCAAGAAATATCTCCGATGTACAACATGCTAGATCGTCTAGGTAAGAACGTGTCCGCCGGTGTACTAAACACTGACGGACACAGTATTCGAAACCTCATTGGACAGGTTCAATTACGAGAGGTTCAGTCAATCACAATGCTTGATGTAATCAATGCAAACAACAAGATGGCCATGAACGATGGCAAACCTCAGTTTGTAATACTACTTTCAGGCAAGCATGTTTCGCCCACATACAAGGAGGCAGCGTTACGGATTAAAGACAATCCGAAACTTACGCCTATCCAGTTGATGAATCTGAAGATGAACCTTCAGCTCATCGACATGGAAGAGGCACGACAGAAACAAGATAAAGAGGAGGATAATAATGACGATCTCTTCGTCGAAGCTGCATGACAGTACTGAGCTGTTCGCTATCGACAGTACCACCATGTTCAGTGTCGCAGTCCTACAGGATCTGCTGCCTGACATCGAGACGGCGCTGTTCTTTGGAAAGGTCTACGACCTGAACTACAAGCAGCTAACCAGCATGATAAACAAGTTGTTTAATTGTAGCGTGCTGGAAGCACTCAACGAAGGTTGGCACTCAACAGAGTTGCAGGACTATCTCGTTGAAGTGGTCCCACCTGATGTAATGGACGAAGCCACTGCTGAGTTTATAGTGAATCCTGGCCCCGGCGAATTCTTGCCGGAGCTTTGGGCATCACTACAGACTGACATCGCCAAGTCCATCAAGGAGGTGGCGATTAAGTTAAAGGACACGATTCACCTGTTGCCTGGCAAGACTGGACGTATGACGTTCAAGCACCTCAATCAGATGAACAAGCAGCGTCCTACGCTGGGTGTCTATGGTGCAGGGGTCACTCACACACGTGAAGCTGACAACTTGTTGGTCCTGGATGTTTCAGGATCAATGACAGAGACAACGGTGTCCACCATCATCGAAGATGTAGTGGCGATGGCATGGGCTGCGAACGCACACCTTGCGATCGTCAGTTACGACACGTTCCACTGGGAGCCCGGCACGTATAACGTGCGGGACGTACTAGCTAAGGCGCAGTTCGGGGGTACACATTACGAGACCTTGGCTCCGTTGTTTAATCGCGACTGGGGCACGGTCATTACCGTGGCTGATTACGACTCGTCGCACGCTGCAAAGCTGTACATCGCAGCGAATACAACGGGTTCTATTCAGACTGTGTTAGACATCAGTCTGGTAGATAAGCCTACGTTTCTATCTGAGTGCGTAGGGCAGCTAGCCGATGAGGTTCGACCGATCCTCATTGGTAGCAGTTACCGCGTACTCAGCTAGTAAGAGCCTCAGATCGTAGGAAAAATTTCCTGCGATCTGAGGTAGTTTCATTCACGCATTACGCAAACACAACAAGAGAAGGAGTTGCCAAATGGCTGCTCAAGCACCAAGCAACATCACTGTAGCAGGGCGTCTGTCTTACCCTGTGTTTACACAGGCAGCTGCAGTAGTTCGTAACGGAACGTCGCAGTACCCGAAGAAAGATGACGCGATCGCGCCAGAATATAACCTGCTCCTTGAGCAAGTTGGTCTGGACAAGATAACCAAGTTCATCTTGGATGAGTTCCTTCCTGGGCTCACTGCTCAGTTTAAAGCGGGTGACAAGAAGTACGAAAAGTTCGATGCCAAAACAGTGTCGCGTCTGGAAGAAGCTATCCAGGCAGGAGACTGGGACACTCAGCCACCGTACTTGTTCATCAAGCCGGTGCCTGAGAAGACAGTGGAACTGGCACCGGAAGCAGTTGCCATGATCAAGATCAACGGAAACCGTGGTCAAGATCTAGAGCTCAAGGCCATCGTTCGTACGGAAGCGGAACTCGCTATCCCAGACAACGATGTACTGGACTATCCGTTGATCAAGAATATTGGTCAAACGGTGCACGAGATGTACGCGGGTTGCGTGGCTGGAACCACGCTCAACCTGTACGCATATATTAATGGCAAGCTACCCGGCATTGCTGCGGGTGGACCAAAGCTAGTGTTCAAGTCAGATGCCGACAGCTTCGGTGGCGGCGCTGCTCTCGATGAGGAAGCGCTGTTCTTGGATGACTAGTTAGACAGGTAGAGCCCGTGGTCATTGGGGCCACGGGCTCTACCCTCAGTCAACCAGAGGGGTTGACTTCAGGCTATCAGATTTGGAGAGAGAACATGACGGTACGTTTCAGTGCAAGCGCAGCGCCCCGCCTGATGGCGTGTCCTGCGTCAGCAAACTTAGAGTTAGCTATTAAAGGCTGGGTGGCACCTGTGGTGGATCACACGGCCGGTGCAAAGGGTAAGGGCTCAGAGATTCACGAGATGTTCGATGCTACTGCAGGGCTGTCGTCGACAGACTTGCGGCATTTCATCGACTCGCTCGAGTACTACTACAGTGTTAGATCACTGCGTAGATTCAAAGAGCTTAGTGAGGTGTCAGTGGTTGCGGACTGGTTACAAACCAAGCCGAGTACCAAAGTGGATAGGGTGCTGTACTTGTCGGATGAATTGCACGTCTTCGATTGGAAGACGGGCAAGATCCCAGTCAATGTTGCAGGTAATGAACAGCTGTTGTACTACGCAGCATGCTTCATTCACCTGGCGCCGAAGGCCAAGGGTGTATGGATCCACGTAGTACAGCCGTGGGCTAACAACGTGGAGGGTGTCTATGTATCAGCAACTGAGCTTGCTAAGTTCATGGTGGATGCCAAGGCAGCCGAACAGCGGATCATTGATAAGGACGTGACCTTTGGTCCGTCAGATCACTGTACGTTCTGCCCGGCTAATCCAATGTCACGTGGTGACAAGGGTAGTCCGTTGTGTCCTGCAATGATGCAGTTATATTATCCACAGCATGAGCTTGACGAAGCTGCTCTGATGGCGGATGACTAAAGAAGCGAACAACACATATGTTAAGACGTGGTCCACTCTTGCTTCCAGCAATAATCAGTGGACAGCTGACCCAACAATATCGAGGTATAAAGAAAGGAACAGCATGATAGGTCTCGACTATGAGACCTGGTGCGAGCTAGACCTAAAAGTAGTGGGTCTAGATAGGTACGTCAATCATTCCTCCTTCAGAGTGTTGGTTGCCGCAGTCTCGTATCAGGATGACTCTACACTTGTTCTGGACTTTGTTCAGGATAAGAAGCGTGGACGGCGGTTACTAAAAGATGTGCTATTAAACGAGCACACTGGGATCGCTGTTCATAACGCTGGATTTGAGAGAGCTGTAACAGCTCGCCTCAATATCAACGTTGAACCAGAGTTATTCAAGGACTCAGCTGTAGTTGCGAGGTGCATGGGTGCAGCTTCAAAGCTAGAGCATGCAGCACAGCAACTTCTCAACGAGAAGAAGCTAGATGCTGGCGGAGGGCTATTAAGAAAGTTCTCTCTGGCAGACAAGTGCCCAGACTGGGACGCTGTAAAGGACGACATCGACTGGATGCAATTTAAAGAATACTGTCGGATGGATGCAAACCTTTCGCTCAGTCTTGTACGAGGGTACGGAAACACTTTAGAGATGAATAGAGAGCTCACATTTGAGGCCATCACACAAGGCATGAACGACGTGGGGTGGCGAGTAGATATGGCTGCGGTAGACCGCATGTCACAGCTCTACGAGCAGAACAAAGTGGAAGTGCTCCATTGGTTTCAGACTCTTTACGATACTGAGAGTGAGTTGAATTTCAACTCACCTATTCAGTTAGTGAAGTGGTGCAAAGACAGAGGCATCAATGCTCGAAGCTTTGACGAAGAGCATGTAATAGCTATGCACGCGTCAATTAAGGGACGCCTGCAGAGCAAATTACTCAAGCCGATGCAGAAAGATCAGTACATAGAGGTTGCGAGTATGCTCGCTACCAAAATGGTTCTGGGAGGCTCGAGCTTGAAGAAGCTCAAGGTAATTAAGAACACCACAGGTAACGATGGTCAGCTAAGAAATCAATACATGCACGTTGGCGCCGGCCAGACCTACAGGACTAGCGGCCGCGGCGTGCAAATGCAGAACCTGAAGCGTCTATCAGACGCAAGGGACATGGATGAGCTGTTCAATACTAATACCACGTGGACCAACGATGAGTTGGCGGAGAATCTACGGCAGGTGTTTACTGCTCAAGAGCCTACAGGAAAGCTGATTGTAGGTGACTTCAGCTCAGTTGAAGCACGAGGGCTCGCATACTTAGCTGGGCAAGAAGACACTCTAGCTGCATTCAGGAGTGGTTTAGATCTCTACAAGGTGCAAGCTGCAGCTCTCTTCCACACTCAGTATCACTTGGTGACGAAAGAACAGCGACGTACAGGAAAGGTAGGGGTCTTAGCATGTGGCTATCAGGCTGGTGGCGAAGCAGTCCAGTCGTTTGCTAAGGGCATGGGCGTGGAGTTGTCAGCTGGTGAATCAGCAAAGCTGGTACAAGACTGGCGTACATCAAACGACAAGATCGTTAAGCTATGGGCCACGTTACACGAGCTGTTGCTTCAAGCAGTTGGAGGCCGTTACGCAGAAGAGCACATTGGCAATGATCTCCTTGTATCAATCACTCCGAGGTACACGCCTGCCACGTTGGTAGACATGCACCCAGGTGCGCAGTCTATTCAGCTTGAGCTGAAAACAAGAAGCGGAGAAAAAGTACTGTCTAGGCTGTTTCACGGATGTTATATGCGTGGACGGAATGTCAACTATTACAAGCCTGATGTGAAGAACGGCAAATTGTGGTCAAAAAATTACCGCAATCCAAAGACAAAGCAGATGGAATATTACAACCTTTATGGTGGAAAGATTTCAGGCATTCTGACGCAGTCGATGTGCCGTGAACTATTCTTCTCGGTATTGGAAAGTTTGCAAAAGTGGGCGGCTGGTACCCCAGGCGTTCAGCTCATCGGACAGTTCCACGATGAGGCGGTGTTCGATTGGAATCCAAAAGAACCCGGTGCTCCTATGTTAGAGAATGCAATTCATGACATCAAAACTATGATGTCAGACCCTCACGATCTGTACGCGTTCCCGCTTACAGCTGAAGTAAAGGCTGACTATAGATACACGAAATAAGGAGAAGGCATGAAACACCATTTCATTGGTGTCGATCCTGGCCTTGTTCACACGGGGGTGGTGGGCTTCGTCTTTGATGAAGCAGCCCACCGCCTCCGTATATGGAACGTGGTTGTGGACGGAATCGACATTCCAGAAATACGGCGCATGACACTTGAAGTGTCTGTGCCAGTAGCGCATGTATTCATTGAAGCGTATCGACCAAGATCTCACTTTAATACAGACGCACGCATGGTTACTGGGGTGAGTGAACTGGCTAAAGCCGTTCCGAACTCCAAGGTGATTAACAATAACGGAGCAAAGCAGATTGTGAAATCCGGCATAATGCACACGATGGAGGTCTGGAAGTTCACGCAAGCAACTAATCACCAAGACTTACGATCGGCAGCCCGTATCGGGTTGTACGGAGCACTGAAGGACAAGACCCTGAACAGGGTAATCTACGACTACCTCACGGACGCGCTTGACGGCCGCCCGTGGTCAAGGATCTAAGGGGGAGAACATGGGTATCAAAGGAAGATCAACAGAAGAGCTTCTTGAAGAGAGAGGCAAGATTTACGGTGACATAGTAAGTAACCACACACGCATTGCGAAAGTGTGGTCAGGCATCACTGGCAAAGAGATCACACCACTCGAGGTGGCGCTGATGATGGTGGGTCTCAAAGCTGTGCGAGCAGGCACCACCCCGCAGCATAGCGACAACTATGACGATATGGAAGGCTACGCATCCATTTCTCGTACGATCGCAGAGGCTGCCAATGCTGACACTAGGTGAGATTCAAACACAGCTCCTGGGTGTGGATGGTGAGTGGTTCCCGTATCAACGGGAGGTGCTACAGCTGACACACGGTAAAGGTGCGAAGCTTAGGCACTGCCTGTACTACCGCACAGGGGCAGGTAAGACCATTACAGCAATGGCTATCCTCGCACAGGAGGGGGTTACTGAAGTGCTTGTCCTCACACCACCGATCATTAACGATAAGTGGGTGGCTGACGGTGCCAGTGTAGGTATCAAAGTGACACCTATCAGCCATGCAAAGTTCAGACAAAAGAACTATAAGGTCAAGCGAGACGTGCCCATCATCGTAGATGAGTTCCATCTACTTGGTGGTCACACCGGGCTTGGGTGGAAGAAGTTCGACAGCCTGGCACGCTCGTTGCAAGCAGCGATCTTGATCCTGTCAGCGACGCCAAACTACAATGGTGCAGAGCGAGTGTACTGCGTGCAGCACGTGTTGGATCCGTCATCGGTACAAGGTGGGTTTCTCCAGTTCTTGTACTCCAACTGCGAAACAGAGGAGAATCCATTCTCCAACACACCAAGGGTGGTGATGTTCTACGGGGGTGAATCAGCTGAGACGTATTTGGCTCATCTACCGCAGGTGTCATATGTTCCAGACGCATATCGAAAAGAGCCAAATGATTATCCCATTAGGTTCGAGTTACCTACTGAGCTATTCGAATATGGCGTGCATCGAAGAAAGAAAAAAATTATTGCATCTCAAATGGAAATGCGTCACGTTATATCACATGACCAGTTAGTAGATGATGTTGGTTTAATTCGTATTGAGGTACGAAGTGTACTGGACCGACTTATTGCAAACGTGGATACGCCGACGCTAATCTTCTGTTCAACAGCAACAGTGGCAACAGCCATGATGAGAACAGCTGTAGCAATTAACGCTAGTGCTGCACTGGTGACTGGTAAAGACACCACCAAGCAGAAAGCAAAGGTAGTGGAGGAGTTCCGACAGGGGATGTATAACATCCTCATTGGAACGTCAACACTGGCAACAGGTACCGATGGTTTGGATAAGATATGTGATCATCTCATCATCCTGCAAGACACGGATGATGACGCTCAGAGGCGGCAGCTTATCGGCCGCATCCTGCCCAGGGGTGCAAGCGTGGATGTATCCCGTAAGAAGGTCACGAGAATTAATATGCTCCAGTAGTTCACAGCACGGGGTGGGATCGACACACGTCGATTGTGAACGAAGGAGCAGAGATGGACAAAGAGATAGATGCTACGCAGAGTGAGCTGATTAATCAGTTAAACAACCCGAACCTGATGCCATCAGAGCTCGAGTTGATAGAACGCAAACTTCAGATTCTGAAGGACGTTCAAGCGTAGTAAGGCGGTGGTCTCGCAGTAAGCGGCGAGACCACCGCACTAATAGGAAAGTAGGAACGATGTGGAGCTAAAGCTCAAGAAGGAGTTGGCTGGTGCTGCTCAAACTCTCGCACAAAGTTACGAGTTGGTACAGCACAACACAACAACATATGTCCCAGCACATTGGGAAAGTGAGGAGATTGAACCGAAGTCTGATCCAGTTGAACAGATTTGGCTTCCAATGACACGGACTGATAAAAGAGTATTGGCAAACAAGAAGGCTAAGATTCTGTTTTCAACAGATTCAGAACTCAACAGTTTCGACTTTATGTTGAAACAGTGGGCCGTTGAAAACTTTGATACAGCACACACGTTGTTCATTCGAACCGATGAAGGGCTGCGTGTACTTGATCAAGACGGAGCACTCATTGAGTCAAATGGATCGTTCTTACCGAACTTCATCCGGCCGATGCTTAATACAGATGAGGCTGACAAAGCTGAAGTCTTCGAAGTCATCTCACACTGGGTTGATTCTGAAGAGGAAACGAACTCATTGCTGAACCACCTAGCCACTTCGTTGGCGCCGGGATGGTCAGCAGTAAAGTACGTGTTGCTGCTCGGTGACGGGCGTAACGGCAAGTCAGTCATGCTGTCGATGCTCACAGACCTCTTCGGGTCAGAGAACGTCAGCAATGTCACAAGACAGCAGATGGCTGAACAGCTTCCAGTGTGTGTGGAGCTGAACAACAAGTTGCTGAATGTGGTCTTTGATGGCCGCATGGACTACGTAAAAGATTCAGGTCTCGAGAAGACACTGATCGCAGGGGAGCCGGGTTACATCCGGATGCTCTATGAGTCAGGGTTGACAAAAGTGCAGAGCAACGCACTGTACGTGGAGGCGCTGAACAAGGAGCCAAAGACACGAGACAAATCATCTGCGCTGCAGAAGAGGCTCGTGAGATTCTGGTTCCCAAACGTGTTCGCACGTGACATAGCCTTCGAGAAGCATATGAGATCACCCCGCATGTTGGGTGCGTTTCTATCACTACTCGTGGATCACTATGTGGCACAGGACGAAGTCATTGATCGACTAGCACCAAGTGCAGGTGCGTTGTCGTTGCAGGTGAATCAGATGTGGGCTAACTCGCCCGCACTGCAATTCGTGGAGCACCTGGTGAACAAAGATCCCAAGTGGGCTACTAAGTTCATAGGCTCCCCAATTGAACCACTCGTGGATTCATTCATGGCGTGGCGGATAGACCAGGGGTACTCGGAATACTCGAGTGCCGACACGATAAACATGTTCAAGGATTGCTTCACGATCGGTTGGAAGACAGTACGTAACGGAGCAACCACATCACGGAAGCGCAAAATCGACGGCATTAAGCCAGAGACAGAAGCGCTCATCGAGCAGATGAAGGATGGAAACTATGGGAAAGAGTCTACACCGTAGGGATCGACGAGCAGCAGCAACAGATAGGGTGAAGCGAGCGAAGCTGGACTACACCCGTCAGATGCAGCCAGGTGATCCCGACTGGGACAATATGCTAGAGATGGAGCGCTGGATGTGGGTCGGAGCTAGCGTGTACAAAACTGCTGAGGAGGGCTGATGGCCCTCAAGATCAGCGATCCGTGGTGGTCAACAGACTCGTATGAGGATGACACCGCCGTACCATTTACAATGTTGGATCACAGTGGGCCGCACAGCGTCGCGTTGGTTAAAACGTGGCGCTCCGGGCAGACCTCAGCAGGCTGGGGTATGCAAGGAAAGAATGGGGCCCCTGGATTCATGGANCTCTACAACAAGGATGTGACGTTTAATCAGCGACGCATACTGCACGGCTACAACCAAGATAAGTGGTCGTTCGCATTTGTTATGCGTTCAGTCAACGTAGTTGCTATCGACATCGATGGTAAGAACGGGGGCCTCGACCATGCAGAAGAATTGCTGGCCGGCGCTCCTGCGACGCTGTCAGAAACAAGTAAGAGTGGCAACGGTTACCACCTCTACTACTATACGGATGACACCTGGGACGAGACTGAGGGGTTCGGCGCTTACGCCGATCACATCGGAATCGTACAAGGAGTAGACATCCGAGGAGTGGGTTGTGTTTATCACCACAACACGCAGCGGTGGAATAACCGGGAGATGGCAAAGCTTCCGCAGCACATTGCGGATCGGCTGAAGCAGAAAAGTGCACGGCGTCAGCAGATGCACACTCACATAGAAAAAGTTCTCGAGACTGAGGACATAGAGGAGATTCTGATTATGCAAGATGACATTTTGGAAGAGCTCGCAAAGCCAATTACCATTGGCAAGCGTAACAACACGTTGTTCGCGATCGGACAGAAGTTAAAGAAGGCGCAGATCTCAGACTGGCCAGATAAGCTGGCCCAGCGTGCTCAGCAGCTGGGGTTGGCGGCGGACGAGGCTGACAAGCTAGTCAACAACGTCCGCATGTATGAGTAGGTAGTCAGGCATTTAGCCTGGTAATAGCAGAGTCTCCCTTAATCGGGAGGCTCTGCTTTTTTTTATGGGTAGAATATCGTCATGGCAAACATGACGAATGCGGATCTTTCAGAGGTAGAGGCTCTTCTAAAGAAGAGATTTAATAAAGAGGAAGCAGATAAGAAGCGGGTGCAGTCGACTGCTGCACCCGCGACGGGGTCAACCCGTCTAGACCAGTTAGTGCTCCCCGACGCCGCCCGACCAAAGATGCCTCTCACTAAGGGCAAGTACCTGGTGCGAGACAATCCACAAGAGGTTCAGTGGGAGCGCGAGACCCGCAAGTTTTTGGTGCGGCTCAGCACGGTGCATGAGCATCGCGTCTCTGCGATCATGGTCTACGAATGGGCCACTGGAATCAACGTGCAGGGGCTGTACCTCGAGGGTGGTAACGCTAACTCTGATCTACGCAAGATAAACAAGATTCTGAAGTTCTACTTCGGTGTTCCGTTCTCCACGTACATCGTGGGGCGTAAGGTACCGCGTGCATACAATGTCCGCGGGGGATACTTCATCACACGCCACAGGCCCATGACGCTCACGCTGTGGGCCGAATACGGTGAAGGCGTGCTACACCCGTGACGGTCTACAGTCGCGGCCGGCAGTACACGCCTGTCTCTGCGGATAAGAGGAAGACACGCGCACACGTGGCCGCTGGGGAGCTTGGGGCGTGGCATCACAAGCGTTGGCTCCCAGTACTATTCTTCGTCCCCGATGAGAAGCGGCCGCCCATGCCGGAGACGGTGAGCGACGATACGGTAAGCAAGCACCCATTTGGCTGCGAGTGTCGCCCGTGTCAGCGGCCGCAGGCGGGGAAACTGAAGCGGCGTAGAGCTGTGCGAGAACGTCACACACGCACCGTAGAGGATTCCAGCACGTCAGCATCTGATTGAGCGCCGCCTTCAATACGGTTGAAGATCATCTGGATGCTGCCGAGATCCTTCTCAATGATGCACTGCATCAGCATCTGGGCAGCCATCTTATCTTGCACGTCAGGTGACTCCTGCCACACTGTCTGCAGCGTGCCAAAGCGTTGGTTCCACAACCACCTGATACGCGTGTCAGCGCTGCCCCTGTGGGACTCAGGGATCTGCTTGCGGAACTTCCGTACCACGGGCTTCTTCTTGACGACTGCTAGCTCTTTGCTCATTCGCTACTCTCCTCATCTAAGTCAATCCGCACTACATTCTCTCGGAGGATGTGAGTAAGCGAACCCCCACCAAGACTAAGGATCAACGTTTCTTGATCTCTATTGTTGAGACCCTCGATTAGTTGCATCACTCCCTGGTCCGACATGCTCTCTATAGCGATGTACCCTTTTGTGAGCGCAATGAAAACCTTCATTCTTTGATCGCTCCTTCAGTGAGGTCAATGAACTCAATGGCTTCCTCTGCGCGTGCAGCTGGGTTGGTACCGGGGCGCCGGGTGCCAACTATGCGATCGAGGATCATCTTCTGGGCCTTGGACGCCTTGGTTACCGCACCGCGAGTGCTGATGCTAGCTGGGTTGGCGATGCTCCACAGCGTGAGAGACACGAGCTCGTGGACAGGAACCTGGATCCACTCATCTGGCATCGGCCGATCAGTCCTGGCTGTGGCCTCGAGCGACTCTTTAACAGTGGCGTGTTTCATGCATCTGCCTTCCATACGCTTGACCAGTCCTCGGTGTAATCGACGCTGCTCTTGGGGGTAGCGCCGCTGTCCGTCTCAAAGCGGCCGCCGAAGAAATCCAGCTCTCGCGTTGATTGTACTGTGTAGCGCAGCGCATCCATAAGGTGTGAGAAGCGGTCGTGCTGGGGTCGCTCCGACCACTGTTGGTTCTTCGTGTCGAACTCGTACTTGTAGTTCTCGAAACACTCCATCAGCAGCTGACAGTTGTCAGCGTGAATCATTGTGTTGTACAGCATCATGCGTGTGGACTGGATATCTGTGATCTCATTGAAATCTCCCGCGCGGCCGCCGGGCAGACGCCACACCTTGCCGGACTTGGCGAGCACAGCGACGCTGGAGAATTTCTCCTTCATCATGTCTGCTGGTGTGGTATTGATCGCCTTCTCGTGGTGCTCTGCATCCCACGGGAGGATGATCGTGCGCAGCATGTTGAACCACGGCTTCGTGCGCAGGATGTCTACGTACTCCGGCAGCGCCTTTCCGTGGCCCTCACCGCAGTCGAATAGGAACAGCTGGTTGTTGATCCACTGGAACGCAATCCAAGAGGTTGCGTCAGAGTGCATCCCGGATGAGCCGATGTCGAAAGCCACATAGATAGGGTAGCCGGTGTTGGGATTGAAGACGTGGGCTCGGCCCTCTTTGAGCAGATCCATGTACGCCTCGCCATATACGGCTGCAGCGTCCATCTCCTCAAAGGAGACGTGCATCTCTTGCTCAAACATGCGGTCGTTACCAAACCGCTTCCGGTACGCCTCACGGTCTTGCTCGAGCAGCACTTGCGTGCGCACAGGCGGGAGGCCCTCGCGAGTCATCATCGCGTTGAGGTCGTCGATTCCCCAAATAATTTTCTTGAAATCAGTGGCGCCATCAAGGGACTGCATCAGCTGCCACAGTGGGTTGCGTCGCTTCCCACGAGGAGTTGATACGACCATCAACTTCTTCTCCTCCGCAGCGTTGGAAATAATTGGCATCAGCCGAGGCAGCGGGTCTTCACGGGTGAACAGCGCGAGCTCGGTGAAAGCGTAATCCTGGAACGAGGTTCCCACCCCGTTCTTGTCACGCCCGGATTGAAAGTAGCCCTGCAACTTCAGCCGGCTGCCATTGGAAAATACGCCTGACATCGACGTGTTCTTCCACGTGACGAGCTTGGGGTCGACATTATCCTGAAGCATCTGAATGTAGTCGCCGCTCTCTGGATCCATATAGGTCTTATCCCACAGGATGTCTCGGATCGACGGGTTGTCGAGGCTGACGTACGTGCCAGTAGTCTTCGGGACACGGAGCCGCCGCTCCATCATCTCGATGCTCATGGCCACGTCTTTTCCAGACTGCCGCGGGAGCACCGCTACGCCTATACGGTGCTCCCGCCACATGCGGTGTAGTTCAGCCTGGTATGGCCGAGGCTTGTAGTACACAGGGAACTTCGCCACGTTATTCCTTCACTACTGGCGCTGTCTCAGCGATAGCTTTGTGAGCCCACATACTAGCATTCTCGAGTTCGGTGAACATTACAGACTTGGCCCTGCCTTCAGGAAGCCGAGTGTCGAGTTCTTCAGCGAGCAGCCTGAACAGAACGCGAATGTTTCGGTGCTTGGGCAGAGTAGCCTCAGCACCTTCGATGGTCGCTTTGTGAAAACCAAAGCGATGTTCAACTTCTTCATTTCCGAGCATGTGAGTCTCCTAGAGCCTGATGCCGCTAAGCCCAATAGTTCCCCAGAACGTGTCCATGTTCTGCCCCTCGCCGGAGGTTCCAGACTTAGATGGAATCCCTGCCTGCGGCCCGTCTTCGGGGGCAGGAGGTGTCACGTCTGGAGCAGAGGGTGTCACGCCTGGGGCGCCCGCAGCAGCCGGCGCTGCGGTACGGGTTTCTTGTATCTTTGTGCGCAGCTGATTGATCAACGGCTGAACCGCGATCGAGTAGCCTTGCAGCTTTCCATTCTCTCGGACTTCGTACGGTTCCGCAATAGAAACAAACTCGTCCGCGAGTTGTTTGTCGAACTGCTTCGTGTTTGGCACGAGGTCAGAGTTGTTCTGAAACAGCTCAATCGACTGGTGGATGGATTGCATTGTACCGGGGTTAGCCTCCCTGCGTCGCGTGGAGTTTGCCCGGATCTCTTCTACCATTAGTTGCTTGGTGGCATCCTGCCAGTCCTTCGCATCTTGCGAGTCACGAAGCTGAACAAAACCAGCCGAGTCCTGGTTAGGCTCCTCTTTCGATGCGGCCGGAACCTTCTGGCCCACGAGTGAGCGAGGGTGCTTGTTGAGCGTTTCAAAGTACTTGGGGTATTGCTCTCGCACCTCCTTCAACGCAGCCGTCTGGTGCGTCTGGATAGTCGCTTTCTCGATGTTGGTAGACATGTCGGTCCAGCCCTGGGCGAGCGTGGCAACATCTACAGTCCCAACACCTGGTCCAGCTTCGCCCGCTGTACCTTCAGGGTCTGATCCTGGGAGAGGGGTGTGGTCTCCGTCGGTTCCTCTGGCAGGCTCAGGCGTCCCCGGTACGCCTGGCTGCCCAGACTCTCCAGCTGTCGGTGTTGGAGCTGGTGTTCCCGTTGGTCCAGTTCCTTTAACCGGAGAAACAGGCTGTCCGTCTCCAGCAGTAGGAGCCGGAGACGGCGCTTCGCCTTTCGCTGCAGGCGCTTTGTTGTCTGGACCTGTAAACGCGTCCATAAACGACGTGAAGCCTGAATCAGAGAGAGGGGTAATAAGGGTTTCCTCATCCGGAGTCGTATCACTCACAGCGCATCCTTCCACTCTTGTAGTGCTACGCGGAACACCTCAGAGTCCTCGTCGTCCATCTTCAGACCGATGCGGCCTAGATGGGCAACAAGCCCTCCCTGCCCGAGGTAGAAGTCGGTGGCGTCTGCCATAGCTGCCATGCGAGGCCCGGCAGCCGGCTGTGAGGTATCCCAGTCCGTCTCCCACACAACAACAGCGCACTGCCACAGGAGCAGGAGGTTGTAGTAGTTCTGTGCGTTCTCGGTGGCATCCTTCTCTTTGCGCTCCAGCGCTTCGGGGTGCTCCTCGATCTCAGCGGTGAGGATGTCCCTCAGTTCCGCAAGGTAGTCGTGGTACATCACGAAGTATCCTGGGATCTCCTGGAACGTCATGTGTGGCCAGGAAGTCACGATCTTACTGGCAACCTGCGGGGATACACGCTCGGCGCGTGACGGCTCGATCGACTTGAGTAACTCTTGCCAAAGCTCGAGCACGGTGCGCATTGGCGCCGCGTCCTTTTCAGGAACGTTGCCGTCTTCGTCGTAGATGTCTTCGTCGTAGGTGTCTTCGGTCTCGATCGGTGTGCTGGTCATAGCAGCGCTCCTCCGTTGTCGTGTGTGAGTTTAAGCTCGCGGAAGATCCGCTCGATAGCACGTTTGGTGGTGCGAATGTCGTAACAGAGGTCATTAGAGACGTACACAGTCTTAGCTTCATCGGGTACGAGGTCGGCGCCACCGAAGTAGTTTCGCACCTCGAAGAGATCGAACGCTTCCTTGCCGCCGTACGTGTGGATTTTGAACGGGTAAGACGGGTGTCGATAGATGCCGGTCTGGAAAGTGGGGAGCGTGGTCTTGATTTCAGCAGGGCGAGTCTCGTCGCCCGAGACCTCAAAGGTTTCAAACTGCCCACCGCTACCCGCCTGGACAGCCTTGAAGCCGGGGTCGATGTACTGAACGACACGACGTGCGCGGCGCTTGGCGTACGCGGGCTTAGGCACTTCCTCTTGAAGCCACTCACGACCGTGGTCGTCGATGCGGATCACTTCATCTTCATCCTTAGTGTTGAGTCGCACCCCTGCGAACTCATCAGTGGATTCGTTGGAGACGGGCGCTTTCCGTGGAGCCTCCGTAGTAGGTACCGGCTCGGGAGGTAATGAATCCTCCTGCGGCTCGTGCTGCTCCGGTGGCAGCTCGAGACCAGGGAAAGTCCCCTGCGACGGGTTCTCGACGAGAGTCTTTTGCGCGAGCGCAGCAAGCTCAGTCGTGGAGTACTTGTTGTACGACTTGTCGAGCTCTACCCCCGCTTCTTTTAAGGCCCGGAAGTAGACCGACTTTTCTTGCTGACTCATGCTTTCTCCTAAGTAGGTGTTTTGACCTACCTAAAAGATACCAGACTATGTGCGGCGAGTATCCATAAATGGCTGAGGAATCCCATTATCTGTAGTGCGTGAGCCCCAGTTCTCAAGGGATCGGGTGTACTCGAACGTCTCAACCTCACCAAACGCGTAGCCGATGTTGACGGTAACGGGTGTGTAGCGATACTGAATCGCGTTGACCTGCCCGTATGAATGCAGCAATTCTTCGTCCTTCACAACTGATTCTGCAAAGAAGAACCACTCCTTCAGATTGCGCATCACCAGTAGGTGATCGTCTTGATCTGAAGGTAGGAATCCACCCGTCGGTTCCCAGTTGTCAAGCTTTCGGAAGATTTTTGACTTGACGACCACCTTGCCGTTTTCGTCATAGCCGCGTATCCCATAGCGCAAGGAGCCGTGGAAGTTTCCAAAGGTGGCAGTGATCTGCTGCAAATTAGCCCACGCATCGTGCGCGCGGTTTGCGCCTTGAGTATTGGTCTCCATCTTCCACGGGATTGCCCGCTCCATCGTGGTGCCGTTGCCGTCGTTCACGGTGTCGAAGATCTCCATGTCGTCAAGCACCGCGATGGTGTCCTGCAGAACCACGCCCATAAACAGTTTGCCTTTGATCTCAATCTTGTGCAGAGAAATCGCAGGAATCAACCAACGTGACCACGTGCCATCAAACTCGGTGTCGCACACCCAGATCTCGTTGCCGTTGCAGCCTTCGGGGAGCGCTGCCCCCTCGGGGTTGTTCACGATGTAGAACAGCTTGTTGTCCATCTGTGAGCTGATGATCTTGTTCTTCTTGTCAATCTCAACCCACTTGTTCTGAATGAGTGCCGTCATGGTCTTGTGATTGATGTTGTAGTTAGACGCGGTCGACTTCATTAGCTGCATGTCGAGAGGGTGGTAGAGCGCGTTATTCAGCACCTCGCACCCGTACGTAGAAACAGTTCCTGCAGTGGCCGTGGTCTCTTCGAAGCCCATGAGAGTGATGTTCGTGGACGCTCCGCTCACGCTCGCCGGCTGCATGTAGTAGGACGTGCTGTAGCCGTCTACACCCATGCACAGGATCGCGATCGTATCGGTGGACTGAGGGTTCTGCCACAGTTGCACGGCGGCCGGAACATACAGGTTACCGGAGGTGAGGGTTTTGTACCCGCCACCCACTGCTGGGCTAAAGTTCGTGTAGTTGCCCTGCTGGTTTGAGGACCATCGGATCACCGCGGGGGCAGACTTGTCGTTCACCAGGATGAGCCTGTCACCCGCCACCAGCCCCTGCGAGGCGTGACTAGGGTTGGTGGAGTTGTAACGATTGTCTGCGTTTGGCAATGCCATCGTAGCCGCTTGGCCTTCGACCAGTGGAGTCATTGACGCCCAGCCGTGGGACTCCCAACCAACGCCGCCCAGCATGGTTTTGTTCTTAATTTGGATTCCTTCCACTGGAACAGAATCCTGGTCGGACCACGTAAGCATGTAGAGATTCCAGCTCAACGCACCCTGCGCCAGGGCCATGTCCCATACACCTTCGGGCATGCTCGCCACGAGCTGATCTGAGCTCAGTGAGTCGTCTGCTGCATTGGTGTTCCAGGCGCTCCACCTGCGCTGCGTTTTAATCACCCGGATCTGCGATGCCGCAGACTCGCCAATCTCATTCACAAACGTGTAGAAGAAGGCGAAGTTGTAATCGTTGTCACTAGCTGTGCTGGACACCAGCGTGGATGTTGTGGAGGCGACAGCTGTTGGGTGTGTGGATTGAGAGCCAGACACCCACGGCTCAGGGGGTTGTCGCAGCGTGAGGCGATCGCCGTTGTTGTAGCCGGGTTCTGTGATGGAGGTGAGCTGGCGAGCCCTCTTATCATCGCCCACCCAGAAGACACGCATTTCTTCGTCAGAATCCGACAGCGCAAAGATTTTATTGTCGATCTGCACATACTTCACATAGGAGGTGCTGCTAGAGAAAGAAACCACATTAGCGCCCTGGTCCATCGTGAACCCATATCCGGGGTCGTCACCAGGGAACACGGTGTATTTGCCGGTACTCGGGATGTACACCGCTACGCGGAACCCGACCTGTCCATCAGTCTCACGAACAGCAAAGAGAAACGCCTTATCGCCGTTGTTCAAAAAGAAGGGCTCGATACTACCCACTGCAGATACGCCGTGGGAGTTGCTGAGCCATTCGTCATCTTCGAAGATGGAGCGCAAAGCGGGGCGGATGCTCACACCACCATCACCCTTGATCAGAACGTTCTCCATGATGCGCAGCGACGTAGGCTCCGACAGCCCCGGCGGGTACGCCGTGGACCAGCCGGAGAACTGGCGAAGATACGCACGTGACAGCGGCCGGTCGATTGGCTGCTGTATTGACTTCTTAGAGCCCGCCATTACTCCTCCAGCCAAGCGTCAGCGTGTGGGTGTCCGTGCGTGCGCGGATCCGACTCGCCGTAGATGCTGCCCGAGATGGGAAGAAGAAAGTCGTTCTGGAGGGGTGTGTCGGTGTGACGTACGTCACGCTCGATCAGCGCGTACATGAGGTTCTTGTACGCAGCCTCGAGAGTTTGCACGCGTGGCTGCATCAGAGCATCTGTTTGTGCGTAGATGTACGCAGCCTTAGAGATCACTACGTCGGGGTAATCGAAGTCGAGCAGCTGTGTGCGGACGCTTGTCGGTATGTCCACCAATTCTTCATCCGGGTCTTCAGGCTGCTCCGGGAGGCGAAACATGATTGGCTCGCGCATCACAGTTAGCTGGATATTCAAGCCCGCTTCACTTTCAGTGAAAGGGCGAGAAAACAGTAACGAGTTGCGGGTCATAGCCACGCGCAGGTCGGGGCGGTTCGCGTACTTGTGCAGCGCATCACGGGGGAGGAAGTAAGCCCACAGCACGGGCTGGTCATCGTCGCGCACCAGGCGCACCGCATCGTCACTGATGATGCGAGGGCGCCGGCTGGAGCGTAGGAACAGCTCGCGGTGCCCTTCTATGGCGCGGCCCATGTCCTCTGTGTTGGCGTAGTGAGACCACTCGTACTCGAGGGCGTTGTCCCGCACGGCCCGGTTGAGGCAGCGGGCGATAACACCATAGCGATCAGAGCGAGGGTCGTAGCGCAAGTCAAGGCCCGTCAACAGGCCAAGAACCTCTGCTACTGCTTCGTCGAGAGTCATTGAAACTTCAGAGTTCACTAGGTCACCATGTCCTTAGTCCAGCGCCCGAGGGCTTTTTCTCAGCAAGATTTGTCACCCGGTGGCTAGCATCGGTGTTGTTGAGAGTGTCTTCGACAGCCGTGGCGGTGCCCTCCCAGTTCCGAATAGCCGCCGGCGTGCCAGTGTCCTCGTAGGACTTGGCGGTTGTCTTGGCAGCCTTGTCGTAGTACTTAGCGTTCTTCTCGAAAGAGTCCGAATACGGATTTGCTGAGATGTTTCCAAGCTGAGTGTACGTATCCGTGCGCTGGTTGAAATAGTCATTCCACACTTTGCCGCGGTCGCTCTTCATCGCCTGTGCTGAACCAATGCGCGCACTTCGCGCGTCTGCGTTAAGTTCGACGATCGCACTATTGGCTGAGCGCAGCGTGTCAAAGTAGGACCGGTTGACGTTGTCCTGATTTGAATCCCAGTTGCGTAGGGCCATGAGCTGAGCCTGCTGAGTGTCGGATTCACCCGCACCCTGGGTCGCAGTTTCTACTAAGATATCCGCGCGCTCGCGAGCAAGGTTCACTAGGTTGGCGAACGACGTGTCATTCTCGGCCTTCTCGTTGTCCTCGATAGAAAGCTCGAGCTGGTCGACACGCTCTTCATATCCAAGAAGGATGTCAGAGTCGGTCTGCTTGTAATTAAGCGAGATGTTGCCCAGCTTGATATCCCGTTGGGCCTGCTCAGACTCGAGCATCTTCTTCAGCGCATCGACCTGGGGCTTGTCATTTTGCTTCTTCGGCGAGTTGCCACCACCGCCACCCCCAGCCCCAGCTTTACCAGTGGGGGCTGTGCGTGTCGGGCCACTGCCACCGTTCAGGTCGGTATCGAGCGGGCGCACGTACTTAGTGAGCAAGCGGCCCACATACGTATTGAAGCTCTTGTTGCTGCGCGCCGGCAACCAAGTTGCGGGAACATAAAGCTCACGTATCCCATCGGTGATGTGAATCAGCCCATAGCCGGGGCGATCTGAATACGTGGTAGGTGCAACAGGAGAGCCGGGGGGTATGTATGAACCCCCCCCGCCTCCAGGGATGAATGCCATGCCTGCCTCCTAGAGCTGTAGCTTTTGAGCAAGTTGATCTGCTGACAGGGTACCTTCACCAGGAACAATTTGTTCATCGCGAAGGTCGGAAGCATTGAAGCGGTCAATACGATTGCTCGCCCACGTCCAGAACTCGTCAGGGCTGTAGCCTGTCCCCTCCAGTAGTTGTACTAAGGTCGTGGCAGTCCAATCGTCTGCGGCCGCAATGTCGTTAAACATCATGTTGAATGCCTGGTCTTGTGACAAACCACTTGGAGCTTCTCCAGTGACCTCTGAAATCTTCAGATTCTCGGCGCCTTCGAGGTCGGAGAAGTAGTCTGCGATCTGCTCCGAGGCATTATCAAACTCCCATGAGCTCGAGGTGTCCGCAGCCCATGCGGAGAACTGCTTCATTCGCACAACGGCATCAGCCGCTTGGCGGCCTGGCTCTGAGTTCTGCTCGGTTGATGACTCGGCGCGCGCGAGATCTTGACCAAAGCCCGGCGTGGGGCCGGGGGCCTTCGCTGCAGCCTCCTCTAAGAGGCGTGTCTGAGTTGGATTACTGAACTCTGGGTTGCCCGTCACCTCGGAACCCAAGATGGATGCACTGCTGATGAGCTGATCGCTGTTCTCAGAGCTATAGCCCAAACCTTGCGACAGCGTATCCAGGAGGCCGTTGTCGGCCGAGTTGTTCAGCAGCGTGTTGAACTCCACCATCAACTGCTGATCCCCGGTGAGACCATCATAGATTGCTTGAGAGATCTCTACGGGGTCCGCGTTGAGAACCTCTTCCTTGGACGTGTCCTGCTCTCCAGTGCCCCACCAAGCCTCATCTTTAACTTCCTTCGGCTCTTGGTCGCTGAACCACCTTGTCGGGGAAACCGGGTCGACATTCTTGTAGTCGCCGTTTGACATCTTGGAGGACGTACCAATGACCATACTGTCGCCATCGAATGCGAGCTGAGCCATGTCGCGCTTCTTGGCGTCTGGGTCGCTGTAGTCGATTGGCCGGTTGTACATGTCGAGACCATCGAGAATAATCTTGTCCACTTGTTCGGATGGGGTGCTTGCTGGAGCCGCGCTCTCTGCAGGCACAGACCCAAAAGCTGCCAACCAGTCTGTGTTGGCATCAGAGTCACGGGGGTCTTGCATGTCAAGAACGCTCGAGCCCTTACTGCCTCTTTTACTCACGTACGGCGCCAGTGGTTTAGAATTATCACCCCTAAACCGCTCCAAGGTATATCTCTCGCTGTCATCTTGGGAAGGCATTGATGTCCGCCAGTTCTTTGCCATTGCCATGATGAATCCTTACTTGAGTTTGCCGTCGTTGATCAAGCGCTGTATCCCCTTAATGGTAGCGGACTCAGCCCACAGTTCTCCATCGATGGGTCCGGTGTAGTAACCGATGCTCTTGAGCCAGGTCTGGAGACCCTTGATGTGATTGGGACCGAACTTGCCGTCATCTCTTCCGAGGGTGTGCTTGGAGATTCCTTGGTGCACAAGGAACGCCCACAGGCCGTGGACCATCGCAGAGCCGCCATCGTTAGCCGTGCCGTTATCCTTCCAGCCTCCGGTGAGTCCGGGGTTGCTGTTCAGAAGCCACTCTGACTGGCGCGAGACCTCGCCGTCAACCGGCGTGCCGAGCGCGTACTGAACTTCAATAGTGGTATCGGTTCCCCACCAGCCGTCAACACCTGTTTTGCCATCGGACTTGTCGTGCTCTTCCGGCTTGGGCCTGGGCTTAGAAGCGGGCTTGGCATCGTTGAAGCCAGCGCGCATGAAGATCATATCCAGGAAGTCCTCCCAGGAAATGTCCGCCTTAGTTCCTCGGAGTTCACGTGGGCAGTTCTTGCCCCAGGGAGAGAACTCTTCGTGCTGGTGGATGTCTTCGCGAGTCCATTCGTACTCCACGACATCCATTGCGATCCGCTCTGCAGCATTGGCGATCATCTGTGTGTAGTTGCCGTCGGAGTTTACGCAAAGTTCGTAGGCAATGGTCGTGGTGTTTCCAGGCCCCCGGCCGTCTCCTGCGTGCCAGCACTTGCGAGAATCGATGTACGACTGGAAAGCGGCCTTGTCATCAATGCTCACATGCCAAGAGGCCACTCGCGCATTGCCCTTAGACTGCAGGTCTGCGTGTGCTTTGGCGTCAGCCCCAACGCGGGTGTTTGCCGTCATGTGAACGGTCGCACCTTGGCAGGAGTTGACGCCAGGGTAGTAGCGTCTTTTGCTGGTGATCTGGTTTACGATTTTGAGAGTCACAGTTACAGACCCATGCGCTTGCCGTACATCGCTGCGACGCGCTCGCCATTGGTGAGGTTCGCAGAGGGGATGGTTTCAGGGGTGACACTGTTGTGCTCTTCAATCGCAGGATCCGTCTCTTCGACCTCGGGGGCCTCTTCGACCTCGGGGGTCTCTTCGACCTCGACGGGTGCCTCAGTCTTCTCAGTCTTCTTCGTTGCGCTCATCGTGCACTCTCCTTCTTAGTTACTTCAACTGTGTTGTTTGAGAAGGTAGCCGACATCAAGGTGATGATGGTACCCAGGAAGGTGGCGGCCGCCAGGAGCCAGTCGCCATCTGATGCGGTGTACGCGGTGATTGCCGCGAGGATCAACGTAGCAACGATGTACGTAAGGAAGCGCACACGCTGCGAGATTTCTTTGAATGGGTTAATCATGGTTATCCTTCTTCCTCTTTCTGTGATCTTATCTCTTTGTCTGTCTTGCCGCGAGAATCAGCTTTGTCAATTTTGGTATCGATCTTCCGGGACTGAATTAGGGCGACGATGATGGAGCCTATTGAAGTCACCACGGACGAGGAAATGAGGGCAATAGCAGCGGCCCAGGCAACGTCCATATGTTCACTCCTGTACGTGTACGGTTACTGACGAAAGTGCAACAAAGCCACAGATAGTACCAATCGTGAGGTACGCCCATACGACGAGAGGAACAGGAATTGCAGTACCAGCGCCGAAAAGAATAGAAACAGAAAACGCTGTAAACCAAAGAGACAGCCCAGTAGCCGGCCAGACAATAGTACGGCTTGACATGACTGCCGTTGATACCAGCAAGACACCAAGCGCAGCTACTATGAAGCCCCACGCTCCTGGCTCAGCGAACCCGAAAGTAAACTTCAGTGAGCGCACGTCGCCAAGCGTTGCGGGATAGAGGAGGAGTGACAGCCCCAGTCCGAAACTTCCAATACCAACTGCGATCGCAACGGCCCGTCTGAAGCGCCTCTCTACCGTATGAACAGCGGTAATAATTAAAGACATCTTCTTCATCTCTCCTACCTCCCGCCGGTGTGCAGGGGCGTTGTTAGGGCTCGCTTATACGAGTATGTCGGTTTCTTCGATGGTGAACTCGTAGATCACTTTCATCGTGTTGGTCGAGTCCTTCGTGACCGGAGCTGGAAGCAGCACGCGGG